TCTGCTTAGGGCCGGTGTGGTGCTTGAGGATAACGAATGGCTTGGAGCAGAGGAGGCAGAGGGGGGAGGACATAGGGGTAGAGGAGGGGTGGATGGGGCAATGCCAAGGCAGGGCTTCCATTCACTTTACAGAGGAGGACAGAGGAGGACGGAAGAGGACAGAGGATGACTGAAGGCTGTATTGGGGTGATGTTTGTTAATATTTTTCGCTTTGGTTTACCCGTCGCCTTTTGGCGCTGCAGCCGATGGCCTGACCCCCTCCCCCCATCCTGCCTTGGCCTGCTTGTTGTCGGCCTTGGCGGAGGGGTAGGACATTGGCCTTTTGAACGGTGGCTAAAGTGCGTTTGACCCAATGTTTACGGGCGATTGCTGCGTGATTTTGTGTCGAAGTGAATATAACTGCTATTGTGCATACGAGTGCCATAAACAGGCCTAAATGCGTGGTTTCTGCGTGGTCACTATTGGTAGGGGTAGGACATTCCGGGCCATTACCTAAACCAAGTCATGGGTCTGCTCGTCGTTCACTGGGGTCACATCACGGTCCTTTAGGTCAGCCATTAGGTCACGGTGATTGACCGAGGCAGTCATGGAGAGGTGAATGCTGGTAGGCTGGCCCTTGATGACCGAAAGTTTGTCGGTAAGCACAGCGACCGCTACGGGTAAACTACGATCATCGATCAAGTTAATAGAGGATTCAGCCAGTCGCTTGGTTCCTTTCCAGATTGCAACCTCCAGGAATCCGGTCACGTCCTTACGCCAGTCGTCTTCATTATCTGGGTAATCCGTTGGAACCTTGACTCCTCGGATTAGCTTGAAAGCAGTGGTGGGGCTTAGTCCTGTATCAGCAGTAATGCTCTCTAGTGATTTGTTTTGAAGTATCCCTTCAACTACAATATCAGCCTTCTCTTGTGTTAGCTTGCTATTGAAGTGCTGGTTTGGGTTATGTGTTTTGATATACCCAACCTCTTCAGCAGCCTTAAGCACTTTCTCTTTAACACCAGCAGGCACCTTTCCTTTGCCAGACATAACGAATTGCGCGTGGTGTGGATATACACCAGCAGCTTGTGCTACATCGTTCAGCGATGGCTTCTTCTCCTTCTTACCCGACATACGGTTTAAACCCATAGGGATATTCGCCCCAGTGGTTGAGATGTTTCTTCGGTTGCATGGCATAATGCTTCACCTCGCACAGACTCAACCTGACCGCGGCAGCATAGTCCTCGCTGAGGTACTCATACTCTCCTGGGCGGCTGTCCATGGCAAACGGCATCCACAGTGTAGGGAACTGGTCGACCCTCACATCCTTGCACCAGTCGATCCGGTAGGGGTTTGGCACCTCTGACCCTCCGAGCGTATCAAGTGCGCTCATAAGGCAACGTCGGGGGATTGCGAGGCATCCCGATGCGAACATTCGGATCGGTACTAGCTCTGTGGCGCACTCGGCATCCGATGTCTGCATCCTCAGAGCCTTGACGTGCTCGGTGTCGGGACGCAGGGCCGGCCTTAGCGGCAGTGCTCGGCAGGGGTACGGGATGCACACGGTCGCCTGGTGCTCATGGGCGAGCTCTGCCATGCGGATAATGTCTTTCGGGTCGAACTCGATATCGTGGTCGATCTGGATCCATACGTCTTTGCCACTGTCTAGGAACCATTTGGTAGCACGGCAACGGCTTCGGGATATCAGTGCATCCTCGCGGATGGTTCGTAGATCGGTCTGGCGGTCGCTTGTACTAAAGTTGGCTGTTAGACCTACCCAGGACATAAGACAGGCTGCACTGATACCACCGTAGGCATACAGGCTTACGTGTATCGAGGGCCTTGTGCCTGATGTAGTCGGCTCCTGCACCACGGCTGTGGCCTGTGGAGCGTGGATGAACGGGTCGTTCATGTTGATTGCTGCGGTTGGATTGTTCATGGCTGCTTCAAATCGTGTTTGATTCTGTCGGATGCGAGTATTGCTTCGTGACCTTTGGCCAATATGTATGTGATTGATCCTCTTGATACACCAATTGCTTTGGCGGTGTCGTCCAGTGTTAGGCCTAGCTGCCTGAGTTCGTATGCACGCTGACAGAACTCCGGTGTGTACTGCTCCGGGTCGACGTGTATCTCCTCCTCGATGCCCGGGTCAAGCGAGCCGTCGTCGTGGTATTTCTGGGATAGCGGGTAGGACATGAGGCCATGGTCGATGGCCCACTTGATCAGCCTGGGCGCTTCGTTCAGGAGCTTGGTGCGGTTGAGATCGTATTTGATGTTCATCAGAAGTTGGGTGAGGGATCGCTGAAGCGGCAGTATTGGCCTTCGTACCACAGAGGGACGATGCCGCATTCACCGTCTCTCTGCTTTGCAATGGCGATGATGGCCTCGCCGTTAGCTTCGTGACGCTCCCGGTTGAGGAGGAGCACCAGATCGGCATCACGCTCGATTTGCCCGGAGTCGGCTAGGTCAGTGAGGCGAGGCACCCGGCCTTTGTCCTTCTCGTTCTCCCTGTTTAACTGAGCCAGGGCAACTACGGCTGTCTTGGTATCGGAGGCCACTGCCTTCAGCTTGCCCGAAACCTCTGCGATCTCATACGTTTTCTTCTCGGCTGACTTACTGCCATGAATCTTCTGAAGGTAATCTATAAGAACCAGTTTCACTCCCCACTTACGTTTTGCCCGGCGTATTACCGCGGTGATTGTGGCTATACTGGATATGCCTGAGCCAGACACATAGTAAATAGGACTACCGGCTACTTTAGCTGTAGCTGAACCCATAGCCTTCATTCCTCCTTCATCCATCTCACCGGTCTTAATGTCCTGCATCGGAATAGAGCCTACGGTCGAGACCATACGGCGCACGATAGACTCATCGGACATTTCCAACGAGATAAACAGGGTTGGCACCCGCTGGTCAATTGCTGCTGCCTTGGCAATGGCTATGGCAATGGCCGTCTTACCTATCGATGGCCTGGCTCCGATGATGGCTAACTCACCGAGCTGGAAACCATCGGTCAACTTGTCCAGACGATGGAAGCCCGAGGTGATGCCGGAGAGTTGGCCCTTACGGTTGAACCTTTCTTGTGTGGCATCAATGAACCGACTTACAACGGACTTACTGGATTGTACTTCCTCCTTGGATGCCTCAACGGTGAGGCCTGCCTCGGCATTAGAGACGATTTGATCCACAGACAAAGTGGTGACAGCGGATTCACGTATCAGCCTGTCTCCGGTGAATCGCAGATGGCGACGATGGTGAGCCTCCAGGACAGCTTTGGCGAACTCGGGGTAATTGGCCGGGCTGGCGCAGATCTCGTCGCAGCGGTTCAATTCCTCAAAAGGGGGGGTCAGTTGAGGAATAGAGCGCTTCCACTCTTTGACCACGGTGGCTGTGTTGACTGCCTCGTGCCTGCCTAACAGGGCCTTGGTGATCTCGTACACCTGGCGGAGCTTGTCCTGCTGGATTGCATCCGGGGGTATCCGGGCGAATACCTCGTAACAGATATCGGGACCACCGGTAAGGCAGGCTCCGATGAGGCCGTACTCGTCGTCCTGGGCGTAATAGGGGTCGCTCATTGCCAGTCCGAGATGTTGAGGCTGTACGCGCCGGTGCCATTGTTCCCAGAGGGGGAGGTGCTTCGAGACTTGTCGATCTCTCCGTTCCAATTGTTCAACAAGGTCATCAGCTCACGGCGGAGGTACTTGTCGTCCGACTGGTACCGTGCCTCTAGGGCAACCAAGTCTTCCTCTGGAGTGTTAAAGTCAAATATCTCTTTCAAGGCCTTCATCTCTTTTGTGCTCCACTGGGTTGTTGGTCGACGGCGGATCATTGCACCGACTCGTAGGCGAAAGGCTTCAAGGTCAGGGTTCAAGGCCTTCTCTTTCTTTGTATCTTCTTTAGGAGATGGAGATGGAGATGGAGAGCTATCTTCCGGCCATGCTCCGGCCATAGGTGCGGCTATAGTCTGGCTATGCTCTGGCCATGGCGCGGCCATTGGGGTTGCTATAGCGACCCCATTAGGGTCGACATCATCTGGGCATTTTCCCCACCTTTTAGCCGCTCCATTGGCACCAGCGGTCGATTGTCGGGCTTTAAACGCCTGGTGCTCCTCCCGGACTTTTTCAAGCCTGGCGTTCTTTAGTGTATGGCCATCGCATAGCCGGAACTTAGCCAGGACATAGCCAACGCATGGCGACCCTATTAGTCCGGCCATCCTTGCCACTCGTTCTGGGTCGTTGGGAATGCTGCCTTTGGTCCACTGATGGCAGAGCAGTCTGATGTAGCCACCCACTTCCTCGGCGCTCATGTCGGCTGTGCCAGCCAGGAAGTCGTCGGCGTAGAACAGGAAGGCCGGTGCCTTGCGTTTATTGTCCTCGTTCATTTAGAAGCCTTTGATACGAGATGAGCACCTCTGTTTTCGTACGCTGCACCTTTAACTGCCTGAAGCATTTTGCAGATTTCCTCGACCATCTGAGGAGTGATCAGAATGATTGATGGATCCTCAAATCCGTTGTCTTGCTTAATGCAGACATATCCGGTGGTTGAAGCGTAGATTTCGGTGTCGAGTTGCGCTTGGAGGTGGAGAACTGCGTTTTGTGATTTCATGTTTTAAACGGAAAACCCCGTCACGCACCGTGCTAGGAACTCGCGGAGAAACAACGCGACGTTACACGATGCGGACGGGGGAAATTGGTTGAACATGGTTTCTCTTGTGGTGCCTGCGCTCGCTTCCTAGGGCTCACGCTGACGGCCTCTCTCTATAGTCTGTCCTGGTCGATGTCCACCGCTTAGTAGGCCGGCATCAGTATGTCAGCCACTTTTTGGGTTAACTCGACATCACGCAGGCAGTAATTGATCGCCGCCTCACGGTCGCTTTTAAACAGCTCAGAGAACATGGCCCCATTGCCTGCCTTGTCGCCAAGCCCCAGATGCCTGCTGATGGCCCCGAGGCTGCCATGTGCCCTACTGTCGCCCAACTGCCAAACCTCGCGCAGATCGACCACCAGGTCGCTCCAGTAGCGGCCCTGCCGGATCCAGTAGGGTGGGGTGATCCTGTGCTTCCATGACCGCTTAATGAGGAACGGCAAGTCGAACGGTTTAACATTGAAGCCGATCATCGTCGGCTGGCGCTCCATGCTCGTGATGAGCTTCCACCACTGCTTGAGCATCTCTGCCTCACCATCTGCATCACAGCACAGCACCGATGGGGTCTCGTGCTCAATGCGGTAGCCG